TAAAAGAATAATAAAAGCCGATTTTATTGTAGCAACACATTTCATTGAACATTTAAGTAACAACCATTTTAAAGAGTTAGCTAAATATTGCAAAGGTGTTAAATATATTCATTTTGAATCCCCATTGACAGACGAGGGGAATGATTGGATTGGGTACGAGGGTACACACAAGCTAACAATAGGATGGAATAAAATAAATGAAATAATGAAAGAAAACGGATATAGTTTAATTATTGATAAACCCGAAAGCAAAACATATATAATACAATGAATGTAGCCGTAATTTTATTAACCCTAAATAGAAACGATTTAACAAAGAGGGTTATTGATCAGAACTTTTTTAATTCTGGATATGATGCCGATTGCTTTTTAGTAGATAATGGTAGCGATCAAGTGCCTTACGATTTATTTAATTGGACAAATTGCAATGTGGGAAATAAAAGAGGCATAGGCGCGGGAGTAAATGCAGGTTTTAATATGACCAGAGGATATGACGGCGTATGCTTATTAGCAAATGATATATTGCTTCCACAGAATTGGTTGTCAAATTGGGTTATGTTTGCGAAACGTGTGTCAAAAACAGGGATTATTGGCATACATTGTGTTGAGGAATTGCCGCCATTACAGGATGGAATTCATAAAACACACGTGCCATTTGGCAATAATTTTATAACAAGGGAATTAATTGACACAATCGGCGGCTACAATATAGAATACGATCCATACGGAATGCAGGATAGGGATTATGCAGAAAGGGCTATAATTGCAGGCTTTACTAATTACTACCTTCCTGATTTAAGAAGCGAACACATAGGACACGACGTTGGGAATGGCACAGATTACAGAGCAATGAAGGACGCAAGCCTACAAAAGGCGCAAGCGGTTTGGGAAAAATACCAACCAATATATCATACAGAAAAAAAACTTAGATGCGAATTTTAGCAATTACGAGTAAGACAAGCGGGGTGGGTTATCATAGGATCATAATGCCAATAGTTAATATGAAAAAAGACTATTGCCTAATGACAGATACTATAAGCGAGGAAACATTTGAGGGGAATTACGATATTGTGGTTATGAATAGGATGCTTGCTAATATAACGCCAGAGCAAATGATCGAATGGCGCAAAAAGTATGGCTTTAAATTAGTAGTTGATAATGATGATCATTGGCAACTTGATCCTTCGCACATACTTTATCAGCACTATATTATAAATAAAGTACAACAACAAATTATAAATTGGATACAGATTGCAGATCTTTGTACTTGTACGCACGAAAGGTTAGCAGAGGAAATATATAAGCACAATATAAATGTAGAAATATTACCTAATGCAATACCATACGGGGAAGAACAATTCCTTTTAGATAAAAAGCCTTCGGATCTTGTCAGGTTGTTTTGGTCAGGATCAGGAACGCACGGAAGGGATTTAGAAATATTACGCAACCCAATGAAGCGAATTAATTTTCCTGTAAGGACAATAATAGCATGATATAATGAAGCAGAGAAGCCTATTTGGGATAATATGATTTGCGCCTTTACAAATGGATTAAAGCTAAAGCCTACGATTTATAACTATAATCAGGTTACGGAATATATGGCGGCTTATTGTGATTCAGACATAAGTCTAATTCCTTTGGTAGATTCTAAGTTCAATTCGATGAAGTCTAATCTAAAAGTATTAGAAACGGCGTCTAAGAAAAACCCTGTAATTGTCAGCAACGTACACCCTTACAAAGGATCTTATCCCGCGTGCCACGTCAATAGTCAAAAAGATTGGTATTATTGGATCAAGCTATTAACCCACGATCAGGCAGCACGAACGCAATACGGAAACGACCTTTACGATTATTGCAATAAGAACTTCAACTTACACGAAGTAAATAAGCAGCGCTTTGCTATTTATAGTAAATTGATAGACAATGCCAGTTATTAAATGTTCAAACGGGAAATATAGAATAGGATCAGGTGCTTGCATATACGATACAGAGGAAAAGGCGCAAAGTGTTTGGGCTGCAATACGCGTATCTATGGCAGATAGTTACAAAGATTACCCACAAGCCGCAAGAGTAAACGCGCAAAGAGCAATAAATATAAGAGATCAATACGATCGTAAATGTGGCACGCCTGTTGGTTGGGCGCGTGCTAATCAATTAGCTAAAGGCGAAAATATTACAAGGGACACTATTGCGAGGATGGCATCTTTTGAAAGGCATAGAGAGAATAGCAAAGGCGATCCTAAAAACGATTGCGGTGCGCTTATGTGGTTAGCTTGGGGTGGAGATGAAGGGGTAGCTTGGGCGCAAAGGAAACTTGAACAAATCGATAATGAAAAAACACGTTAAAATATATCTTGATTATTTTGGTTATGGGATTGAGGACTTTATACCTTGTGAGGCTTGTGGATCAAAGGCAGTAGATATTCATCATATAGACGCAAGAGGAATGGGCGGATCTAAGAAGGCGGACACAATTGAAAACTTACAGGCATTATGTAGACAATGCCATCTTGTAATGGGGGACACAAAGACGCACTATGATTATTTAAAAGACATACATAATAAAAAAATAAATGGCAAAAGTTAAAAGTGATTCAAAAAAGGTTAACTTTGGTAAAAGGAAATGCGGACACGCTAAGAAATCCTTTAACAAACATAGCCCAAAACCAAAAGCATATAGAGGTCAGGGCAGGTAAATTAAAAACCTATGATAAAAAAAGTAAAGATTGCAGAAGTAATTGCAAACCCTAATAATCCCCGTTATATTAAAGATGAAAAGTTTAAAAAACTTGTAAAGTCAATACAGGAGTTCCCTGATATGTTAAACGTCCGCCCTATTGTAGTTAATAAAGATATGGTTGTGCTTGGTGGCAATATGCGCCTAAAGGCAATTAAAGAAGCAGGGTTAAAAGAAATCAATGTTGATATAGTTGATTGGAATGAGCAGCAGCAAAAAGAATTTATTGTAAAGGATAACGTAGGTTATGGCGAATGGGATTGGGATGATTTAGCTAATAATTGGGATTCTGCAGAATTATCTGATTGGGGCTTAGAAATACCTAATTTTGCAAGTGGACACGAAATAAATTCATTAAACGAGAATGATTTAGACTTTACAGAGGAATTTAATGCAGTTGGGTTGTCTGCTGATTTACAAAGAGTTGTATTTATTTTTGATAATAAAGAGGAAGCGGAAAAATATTTAAAAGATTCCAATATTGAATTTATAAAAAGAAATATGGCATGGCAAGTAAACATGAGTACCCAATCTATATAATTTCAAAAGGTCGTGCATATAATCCTTTAACTGCTAAAATATTTGAAGAAGCAAATTTAGATTACTTTATTGCAGTAGAACCACAAGAGGAAGAAGAATATATTAATGCTTTATCAAAAAAAAGGGTTTTAGTATTACCTTTTGCAAATTTAGGTTTAGGATCTTATCCTGCAAGAAATTTCTGTTGGGAACACGCAAAGGCTTTAGGTTATAAATATCATTGGCTTTTTGATGATAATATTACAAATTTTGCTAAATGGGTTAATGGTAAAAGGGTAAAAATTACTTCTATCAATGATGCTTTATTATATGTAGAACAAAATGCAAATAAAACAAATGTTGATATTTCAGGATTTGAAGAGCCTAATTTTGTTGTAAGAGTACCTAAAAAGCCATTTAAATATAATTGTCACGTTTATTCTGCAATGCTTATAAAAAATAATATTCCTTATAGGTGGAGGTTAAAATATAATGAAGATATAGATTTATGTTTACAGGTTTTACATAATGGAGGTAATACTTCAAGCTGTGTTTATTATATGGCCGATAAAGTAAGTACTGCTAATAAAATGAAAGGCGGGAATCAAGATGAATTATATAAAGGAAATAATCCTAAGAAAAACCTATTAAAAGCAAAAATGATAGAATTAGTTTGGCCACAATATTCAAAAACTGTGATACGTTTTGGCAGGCATCATCATTTAATTAATTGGAATATATTTAAAAGAAAATAACAGCATAATAACAGCACAATGGCAAGTCAAGATATAATTGAACACCAATTTAAAAAGGGGGAAACAGGAAACCCTAATGGGCGTCCTCGCAAATATGTTAGCCTACTCAAAGAACAAGGTTACAAGCTAAGCGAAATAAACGACACAATCCAAGTGATGATGTCAATGGATATGGACGAACTAAAAAAGGTTTGGGATAATCCAAAGGCTACGATACTTGAAAAGACTATTGCCGCCGCTATGCGTAAATCTTTAGAAAAAGGCAGCCTGTATTCTTTAGATACTTTACTAACCCGTGTATATGGAAAGCCTAAGGAACAAATGGATATTCAGCAAGATACAAGGATTGAGGTTGTATTTGTAGAAGGCAAAACTATTCTATGAGGATTGAGTTACCAAGCCCACATATAAATCAAAAGAAGATATTGGAATGCGATAGTCGTTTTATTGTAGTAATGTGCGGAAGGCGTTTTGGTAAATCAGAACTATCCCAGATACTATCAATTAGCGAAGCAATTAAAGGAGGTCAAGTTGCATATATTACACCTACCTATAAATTAGCTAAGGCATTTTTTGAAAGGCTAACGGCAGCGCTCCCATTTAAAAATAATATCAGCAACTTAAAGATCTATTGCCCTAATAATGGATCTATTGAATTTTATACAGGGGAAAGATTAGATAATTTAAGAGGACGTAAGTTTCATTTAGTTATTATAGACGAGGCTGCATTTATACCAGACTTAGAATCAGGATGGCAAAATAGCATACGTCCAACTTTAACCGACTATGAAGGAAAGGCAATTTTCCTATCTACTCCAAGAGGCAAAAACTTTTTTTACTCTATGTTTATGAAACAAGGAGAAAACGATTGGCAAAGTTTTAAATTTAGCACCTACGACAATCCATATATTAATACAAGGGAAATAGACGAGGCAAAATTGCAATTGCCACAGGTTGTATTTGAACAAGAATACCTTGCAAACCCTGCCGAGAATAGTGCAAACCCGTTCGGAAATGCCTTTATACAAAATTGTATTAAACCTATTTCAGCGCAACAAATTGTGGCTTATGGTATTGACCTTGCTAAGTCAGTTGACTTTACGGTAATCGTAGGACTTGATAATGGCGGTAATGTGGCGTATTTTGACCGCTTCCAGATGGATTGGCATAATACCAAGGCGAATATTAAAAGGCTTCCTATTGCGCCTATATTAGTGGATAGCACGGGTGTAGGAGATCCAATACTCGAGGATCTAATAAGAGAAGGAGTAAACATAGAAGGGTTAAAATTTACAAGTCAATCTAAGCAGCAATTAATGGAAGGCTTAGCACAGGCAATACAACAAAACAAGATAGGCTATCCAGACGGAGTAATCGTAGATGAATTAGATATATTCGAATATCAATTCACAGCTAATGGGGTAAGGTACTCTGCACCTTCGGGATTCCACGACGATTGTGTTATGGCATTAGCATTGGCTTGGCAAAACTTTAACTTTAAAAGAGGATCAGGCAGATACGCATTTGCTTAATCAATCAATCAATATATATTTATAGCTTATTTTGAGCCGCTTATGATCTACATTCGGCTCATTTATGATTGATAACCCATAACTATTTGATTTTCAAACATTTATAGATTTTAACATTTTTTTAATAAAAAAAAGTACCATATATGTATATAATATGTATAAAAGATGTATATTTGTATAACAAAACCAAAAAATCTATTTATGAAAACTACAACCGAAAGAGTTAAAACAATCAGAAACGAATTAAAAAACGTTTTACCTGCTTACAAATTTTCAGTAACTAAAAGACATTACAACGGAGTTAGTATTGTGATCCTATCAGGACCAGCAAAATTAACAGATGAAAATTACGAACAAGTAAATACTTGGTATATTAATGAACAACCCGAAGGAGTTAAAAAGAATGTTTTAAATATTATTAATAAAATAGCAAGCGAAGGAGTTACATACAGAGAAACAGGAGATTACGGAACGCAGCCTGACTTTTATGTAAATATCAAGATCGGAGAATTTAACAAACCATATATTCATAATTAATCCCCCGCAGGGGTGCGACTGCTCAACGCACTTTTAATATTATGAAAAAAGCATTTAAAGTTTACAAGGAAGGTACAACAGATGAATGGGTTACAATTTTTATTCCAGAAGCTGAATTTAATCAAGCTGCTTTAAAAATTAAGATTGATAAATATATAAGTTTAGGCTATCAAGTAGAAACATTTTAATACCTTTAATAAATACAACTATGAACAGATTGAAAACCTTACAGGAAAAAAGAAACGAGCAATACAAAGCGGAAAGCCTAAGCGGAAAATGGTTCTGGTATATAATGGGCGGCGCTTTATTATTAACGGCTTTAATAGAAAATTTATAACTATGCCATATTCAACTTGCTGCGGCGCACATACCACAATGGAAGAAATAGATATTTGCCCTGATTGCTTAGAGCATTGCGATTGGGAAGAAGAAGACGAAGACGAGGACGAGGATACAGACGCTAAGATCGAACAGGATAAACTAAACAAATTATAAACGCACGCCGCCTGAAGAATTTTTAATATTAAAAAAACAAAGGTAGTAATTTGGGTAACTTTGGGCGGCATTTTTAAATCTATTTTATGACAAAGAACAACTATCTAATGGGACAGGAATATATGTTACGTCTTGAAAATGAGTTACTTATAGAGAAGATTATGAAGTTAGAAAAAGAAATCGGTTTAAAGGAAAAAGAAATCAGGGATCTAAAACGCGAGATTCATCAAAAAGAAGTAAATTCATACAATGATTAAGAACTTTGAACAGATCACGAAAGAGATGACACAGGACGAAAAGAAACTTGTTCCTTTGATCATACGCGGATTGAGTACAAGGACGAAAGAAAACCCGATCAAGGGCGCGGAAATAGTAAGCGCAATCAATAGCCAGAAAGACAAGTACGGGATCAAGCTATTCAGCGAACCACGCCTTCGAAAGATAGTTAATTTTATCAGGACGGAAAGCATCCTTCCTTTAATGGGTACGTCAAACGGCTACTATTGCACACAGGATCGGGACGAATTAGAAAGCCAAATCGAAAGCCTAACGCAAAGATCAGAGGCAATAATGTCAAGCGCTAACGGATTAAAAAAATTCATACTATGAAACAATTAATTGAACTTAGGGATTGGGTGGATCAGCAATGTAAAACAGGGCAGCCGTTTACGTGCGCGGACGTACTAAATAAGATTGACGAATTGTGCGAAGCAGACGAGGAT